TCACCGGGAGTATAGCGCGACCAGCCGTTTTGTTCATCATACTCCGCTTCCAGGTCAGAGATGGCAACCTTCTCGCCGTGGCGCGGGTGACGCAGATAGATGATGGGCATAAAAGTCGGGGGCCGAAGCCCCCGCCAGGTTAGCCAGCAGCCATGATGACCCAGTTGGTGCCGTCTTCGCAAACCAGCGTCGCCCACTTACCTGCGGTCGCGGCGAGGATCGCCGTGCCGAGGGTAGCTGAGTTGACTGGTCTGACGTTCGTCGACGCCGAGATCACCGTATAGGTTGCAGACAGGTTTTTGATAGTCACGGTCCGACCGATGTAAGCAGAGCCGCTAGGCAACGTCACGGAGACGTTGGCAGCGGAACCGTTACACACCACATAGTTCTCATCATCGCCCAGCGTGAAACTGGCAGTTTCAGTAACTGGGGCGTTGAGATAGAACGCTGTGAGCGCAGGGTCAGAGTACGCAACACCTACAGGCTTATTGTTAGCCATTAGCGACTCCGGTTATTACTTCAGGAACGCAGACCAAGCAGCATCACCAGTCTTGACCAGTCGGTAGGTATGCGCGCCAAAACGCGGAACCGTGACCGAACCGTAGACAGTAATGCCAGTCCCGGCAGTGACAGGAACAGTCGACGACGAGCCCGTGTTGTTATTGTTGGTGATCGTCAGTTCAAACGACGAGCCAACTTTAGCACTCGGGACCGCGGCGTCAAGCTGCGCTGCGGTCGCAAGCGTAACCGTCAGCGTTGCATCGCTAGCTTTCTGGCAAACAACCAGACCGATCGCCATTTGAGCGCCGGTCAGAGTTGTGTCGCCCGTCAGCGTCGCGGGGATGGTTTGTACGCCCATGACGGCTTCGTCGAGATTGCCGTCACCGACTTGATAGCCACCAGCACCATTAGGAAGAGCCATGATTTAATCCTTTCAAATTAAATAGAAACGAGGCTAGTAGATCCCTACTAGCCTCGTATTAGACGTTAGCCCCAGAGGCGTACGCCCATTTGCGGACGGATGACCGAGAAGCCGTAGAGCACGTCAATACGGCAGGGCAGACGGTCATTGTTGATGTCGTATTGACGAACAATACGCATCGAGATGCCGTTATGCACCTGGCGCGAGGCCATGTCTACGCCTTGCGGCATCAGCAGGTCAGCGGTCGCAAACGTGATCGCATCTTTGTGATAGATCAGGTTTTGCGGGTACTGAGTGCTGGCGCTACCCAAGAAGGTCACCACAGCGCTGGCTTGCGGGAACGCATCGATCGTCGCAAGCGCATGGCCGGAGGTGTACATCGCGGGGCTGACGCTGACGGTGTACGCGCCGCCGGTGGCGGTTGCGTCCGCAGTGGCCACGAACTGTTGCAGGCTGCCGGTCGACTCACGAGTCTGCGGGTTGACCGCAAAGACGTTGGCAACGGTGAACACGTCACCTTGCTTGATCGTCTGCGTGCCAGTGCCCGTGATCAGGATCGTGGTTGAGCCTTGAGCCGTCACAGCGCTGGTCACCGTGTGCGAACCCGTGCGGGTGCCGGTGGTGTGCTGCTTGATCGACTGCGACATGCTGATCTCTTCAAAGCCCAGCACACCCTCGCCCATCAGGCCATTCTTGAACTGACGGCTGATGGTGTTGGTGGGGTTGAACAGACCCTTCATGCCTTCGACGAGGCCAGCGTTCGCAGCCGGGTTGACGGTGGCATAGCGGGGAGCCATGACCGCAGCGGCTTCGTTCAGCTTCTGTTGGCCTTGCAGCAGCACCAAGCTGGTTCCGGGCGTGGTGCCTGGGGTACCAACCGACTGGTAGATGCTCTTGAAGCTGTTGGCAACGTCAGCGTCGATGCTGGAAGCAAGCTGACTGATACGAGGCTTCAGCACACGCTCTGCGAAGTCATCGAGCTGCATGGTCAGCTCAGCGGTCGTGAAGTTCACGCCGATGTGCTTTTGGCTCGAAACAGTCAGAGTGGTGAACTGCTCGTTGTCGTCTTGAACTTGCAGCGCAGCACCGTCGGTCACCAGTGCGCGGTCCGGCAGACGGATACGCAGCGTGGAGCCGATTTTTGCGCCTTGGACAGCAAAGCTGTCGTCGTACTGACGGTTAACCGTCCGGGTGATCACCAGGTTGTTCTCGAGGATTTCGAGAGCCTTCCGGGTGATCATGTCAATCGTAAGGATTGAGTTAGCCATGATCTATAAAACTCCTAATTTGAATTAACGTCCGTGTTTCGCTTCCCACGCCTTGACCTGTCGTTGCCGCTCGGCTGCGATCCAGTCGCTCGTGCTCATTGCTTTGATTGAGCGCGGGTCGGTGGTGTCGTAAGCCGGTGCGCCAGAGGCGCGTGCTGCAACAGGCTGAATAGGCGCCGGAGCGCTGGATGGTTTTTTGGTGGGCGGACTGGCGGCCACTTTGGCCTCAATCTTCCCAATCTCTTTGGCCTGCAAGAACGGCGATAGACGCGAGATACGATCAGCTTCTTTTGGATTGGACCCGAGAAAATACGCAATGTCGGGGCCGATCTCTGACGCCTGAATTGTTTGAGCCATCACGGTTGAGATTTTCAGACTTGGGTTGTAGGCGACTTGCTCGAAGTCGTCATACTTATCCCGTGCCTGCTCTTCCTTCTCGTGGTATGACTCAACCACTGCTGCTTGCTGACGCTCCAGTTCCCGTTGCTGGAGAAGCTGCTCGGCTTTCTGCGTGGCCAGTGCTTCGGCGTACGCTTCGACCGACTCAAACTTATCCTGCGATACAGGTTCTGCGGGCGCTGCTGGCGCCTTCGGACGCTCACGTTCCCAAGACCTACGCTCTCTTGCGAGACGCTTGCCAATCATCGAGTCCACTTCTTCTTGAGTGAACGTCTTGATTGTAGTTTGTTGCTCTTCCGCCGATACTACTACAGGTTCAGGCGCGGGCGTCGCTACCTGTTCCGGCGCGGTTGGTTCCGCTACTACTTCAGTGTTTTCCATGATTACTCTGGCGAGTGCCTGGTGGACCGCACCAGTACGGTTTGAAACATTACGCAGCCCACGGCAGCGGTGGCGCTACCACGGGCGGATTCTTCTGCATTTCGATCTGTTGCAATACTGCGGCTTCGGTCGCGTCCTTGTCAACCCCATTCGCCCAGATCCAGCCGAGCACTTGCTCTTGGGTCAGGCTGGCGTAGGGGGTAAAGGACTCAGGATCAGGCGATGGCAGCGAGCAGGTCGCATAGACGCTCGCTGAGTAGCCATCTACGGTGTCCGAGCACTGCCAGTGGGCCACGATGCAAACGTCAGACAGATCGCCTTCTGAAACTTTGCAGTCAAGCTGGGAGATGTTCCAGTTCATGATTAAGCACCTTTGAGTGCGGCCACTTCGGCCTCTAGGGTTTCAATACGGGCCATTGCTTCTTGCAGGGCTTTGATGGCAAGCCAGTACATCGGCTGCTCGCGGATGCCGTAATACTCAGGCGTCGCTTCTTTAGCCGCAACAGCAGGCTCAACAACATTACCGTCTGCATCAAGAACCGCATCCTTGGCTTCTACCGCATCCTTGGCTTGTTGAGTAACTACGACCAACTCAGGAACGATTGGCTGCACCTGTTGTGCAATCACGCCAAACAGAGCGGGGTCGCCTTCGTTGCAGTCTTTATATCGGAAGTTGACAACCTCAATCGCTTTTACTTTGCCCCAAGTGCTAAACAGCGGAGAAACATCTTTTTTTAGTCGTTGATCAGACGCAAGGTTTACGTTGTTGGCGCTGTAGTTTGACAAACCGCCATTTGTATAAATTGCGGCACGAAGCGTCGCCCCGCCTAAACATTCCAAAAAACTTCTAGTTGCGTCGTTTTGGTCGTCTGTAGTTCTAACACTAAGTCCGTACTGTGTTCCATTCGTTCCATTATGAGAAACAATTGCAGCGTTGTTGTTATCTGTATTGGCCCTTAATTCGTGATACCCACCAGTGCTGCCTAGATACGCCCCCGTATTACTCGCCTTAAAGTACCCACCGCTGGTGATACGGGCGCGTTCGATTTGAGCAGTGACAAACCCCAAAGTGTTGTCAGCAGGGTTATACATTCCAACATCTGCGGCGTTCACAAAAGCATAAGTTGGCAGCAAGGCAGACCGCGCAGAATTAGCAAGTCTGAACATTCCTGTGGTGTTTGCCCCGTTAAAGTTACCACTGCTGTCGATACGGGCGCGTTCGGCGGACGCTGTTGCATCGTAAAAAATTAGATTGCCAGCGGAGCCATAACCACTACCAGACGATAAAATTCGATAATCCCGACCTCCGGTGCCAGTCTGTTTTAGTTTAATTTCTGTGCTGTCAGATCCGCCACGTACAAGGTTTAGTGTAGAAGCTCCACTGGTGTCGCCAATCACCAAATTCCCACTAGCATCCAGCGTCATTGCTTGGGTGAAGGAGATGTTCTGCGATACGGTTCCGCTGGACAGGGTTCCACTGGAAGTCGCGGTAAACGAAGTGCCTACATTGTTGTCGGCAGCGCCAAATGCAGTCTGATTGCCAGAAGTGATAATGGTGTAAGAAACACCGTTAGTAATGGTTGTAGTGTTAGCGGTGCCGGAGGGGGCTATGTACCAAGCGTGAGTGTTATTTAGCAATTCATACTTGGAGGCTGCGGTACTTCTTGCGTAAACCCAATTGCTACCGTTGTAATATGATGCTGTGCCAATAGATGTATATGACGCAGCAGTGCTTCCGATAAAGTAGTTACCAACAAGACCTGCTTCAAACGCTTTTGCACCGCCCCACGGACTAGGCGTCACCCCCAGACCGAGGTTGCCGGAGGTGTCGATAGACATCCGAGTGGTATCTGCTTTGATGTCGTAGAAATAAAACGCGCCATTGCCGCCAAGCCCAGAAGTATTTGAACTACGGCCGATTTGCCAACCGTAATCAGTACCCCCAACGGAGCCACCAAAAGTGACATATTGATATTGGTTTGAACCACTACTTGTGCCAATTTGCACAGCGCCACTACCGTTTGCGCCAACAACGTGCAGCTTTACCGCCGGCGAACTCGTCCCAATCCCAACATCCCCCGCCGCAGTCACCACAAACGGGCTGCTGTCGGGGTTAGCTGCATCTTCCACCAGAATGGAATCGCCAGTACCCGTCTGCGTGATCCTGAGTGCTGGAGTGGTGGCGTTCACCACCATGACATAGCTGTCGCCCGTTTGTGCGGCTTGAATCTGCGGGACAACTGTGTTGAGCAAAAGCGCTTCGTAAACAGCCATGATTTACCTCAAATCGGGTTGTACGCTGTGCCATTGCTGGACAGCACAGTTTCGACGACATAGTAAGCTGTGCCATTGCTCGCCAGCACAACTTCATCCACTACATACGCCGTACCATCACTGGTCAATACCGTCCACGGCGGGCCTGGGTTAGGCGACGCAAAGTCCGTCGCCAACGTAGCGACGGTCCCGAGCCCTAGGCTCAGGCCATTACGGACGGGTATGCCAAAGCTCATCGGATATTGATGGGTTTAGCGTAGAGGGTGCCAGCGCTGCCAATCTGGATTGCACTGACCCGCCACGGAGCACCAGTGCCTTGCGGCACGATAAACGGGATTGGCGTGTTGGCTGGAATGGGCGTCGAGCTGGTAGTCGCAGTCACACCTTCGCCTATTACGACGTAGGCGGCAGTCGTTGACCAGATCACCACGCCTTGCGGTCCTGCTGGCCAAGCGGTCGTTGACCCCGCTGTGCCCGTGTAAGACGCCGTATAGGCGGGATAATTGGCATCAGCAAGAGGATTTAGCAGTTCCATAACTTGTCCTTACGCAAGGAATTTGAGCTTGTACAAGGTCGATAGGTACTGCCCTACGATCTCGTCAATGATGTTTTGGAGCGGCGTGTCGTCCTTCTCACACACCTTGTACCGCATCTCTTCGATGTCCGCAAGCGAGTCTTTGAGAAACTCAATGACGTCGGTTGTCTTCTTGGCCGACATCAACGTAATCGGCCCGATCAGCCCGTGCCGGCCTTGGTACGCTTCGGCAAACTTGTCGGCAAGGTCAACAATTGAGTCGTAGAACTCGTTTAGCGCAACGTGCTTGGCGTAGCTTCTAGTCCCCAGATGCACACTGTGGGTGACATCGCGCGCTAAAAACAGCGTACCAATAAAGTCTGCGCAGCTCATTGTGTCATACCCATTTGTTGAGCAACCACCATGTCGCCAGCCGTCATGACATCTTTCAGCGTCTGCATGACAACATCTTGAACCTGATCAGGCGTCATGCCCGCTTGCACAGCTTGAATACGCTTGGTTTCCGCATTGTACTCGTCAATGCGCAGTTTCTGCGCTTCCATTGACTTGCCGACGTTTTGGAGCATGTTGTACATCTGCTCCATCTGCGCCTGCATCGCCTGAATCTGCTGATTGGCCGCTTGCAGCGCAGGATCGTCGTCTTCTTGCAGCAGCTTGGGATCGATCATTTTCTTCAAGCGCTGCGCCATCTCTTGTGCGCCTGGCCAATCCATGTTTTTGACAAACAGATCGCCAGCCGCCGCCCACAGGTTTGGATTGCCTTGCAAAATTTGGCTCATCGCGTCCATCGACTCCTGACGCTTGGTCAGGTAGCTCGGGCCGGTGGTGACCTTGACGTCGTACTTGCCAACGCCAGGGTTGTAGATCTTTGCAACCACCACGCCTTGCTCGTTTACCATCTTTCGCACGGGTTCCGGCTGGTTCGGGTCGAGCCGCACCATCTTCGACTCGCCATCCACCCCGATTACTCGCGCGATACGCTGCGTGTCATAGATTTTGGGGATCAAATCAACCAGTTGCCGCCCAACGTGACGGATCGCCCGCGCCAAGTTGTCAACGTAGTGGTACGTACCAACGTCACCCTCGCGCTGACGGGCCAAAATAGCCCTTCCAGACCGCTCATTTGACGTCATTCCGAGGCTGGCGTTGTACTGCCCTGTAGCCGCTTTAATGTCCTCAGAAGCCCCCATTTTGGCCTGAATTAGGCCAGTTTGGGCCATCGGAGGCTGCGCCCGCTGCGGCAACGGCAGGATATTGCCTGCTCCGTCGGTCACATCAGGGTTGACCTCAAGATAGGGGTAGTTCTGCGTGTTGGCAGTCTTCCACTTCTCTTCGTAACCCTCAAACTGACCGCCGTAGCCAATAAACGGTGCTTTGGGCGCAAGCGCCAGCATCTCGGCTTCTTGGCTCACCCAGTAGTTGTACATCCGCTGGGCGTCTTTGGCGTTCCTGACCAGCCCAGAAATCTCAAGCTGACCCTCAATCGACCACTCGTTACCGATCACGCGGATGACGGGGATGTACGCACCCGCCCACTCGCGTTCTTCGATGATCTCGTAGCCGTTGGTCTTGCACCATTTGATGCGTTTAGCCTGCAATTTGCGTTGACGGGTCGGTTTTAGGCCCATTTGACGCAGCATTTTGTCCTGTGGCGTGCCTTGGTAAGTTGTCGTGCCGTCAGGGTACAAATTGAGCGTTTCTGCCTTGTAATCGCAGTAGAAATACTCTGCAATCCGCACTGTCGTCTCAGACAGCCATTGCGACAGCGCTTGGTCGCCCACGCCTTGCACCATGATCGAGCTGACCGGCATGGCGTTGGGGTACATCCGCTCGTAATCGGCTTTCAGAATGTCTTCGGTAATAAAGCACCACTCGGCATCCGCACCGCACGGGTCTTGGATCGTCGGGTCCATGTAGACCGAAAAGCTGTTGCGGATACGACCGATCTTGATGTCCTGATCAAAGCTCGTCTCGTCGCAATATTCGGTCAGAATCCGAATGTAGCCTTCGCCGTACGTCACCTGGTTGTCACAGGCGGTGTCGTACGCTACATCGGCGTCTGAAATGTATTCGATATGACGAATCATGCCG